GCGCGTGCGCCTCAGACGTTACGTCAAACACCGCGAGGTGTCCGGAGTATGTCTGGTGAGTACGCGCGTCTCTGAGGGTTGCTTACCCTCGGAAGGCCGACAGCTGTCGGTCTTTTTCAGTCTTCTGACGGAGTTACCATGGCTACGAAATCTTCACAACACGGCATTCGCTTGTTAAGCGGATGTGGGATGACGTTAACCCAGTTGGTACTAGTAGCACAGTTGTTCGCAACTGGGTGAACCACACCATTGGGTCGAGTCTCCCCGGATATCGCGCCGCGATTGCAAAATCGTGGGATGCGACGACTCCCTTTACTGGGAAGCGTGTTGAAGTGACTACTAGCCAGGGCTATCTGGAGTGGAAAGGCTCACTGGCCGGCAATCCATCTCAGAGGCGCCTCTATGGCGCTTCTGGGGATTTGGATCAATCCGATCAGACGGGCTTTTCTCCTTCAGGCATGTCAGTCGCAAAGGCTGAGTCGATAGCCTCTAGCAAGTTCTATAACGAAGCGTCGAACGCGATTAAAGCCGTTGAAGGCCTAGAATGCGTTGCGGAGCTCCATAAGACTGCTAGAAGTATTATGCAACGAACCACCCAGATGGTCCTCCTTCTCGCTAATTGGAGAAGGAATCTTAATATGGCGCTTTCCAGCCGCAAGGCTGGTAATCGCGCCACGTCAGCCCGTCGGGCTGCTGGAGCGGTATCGGGTGCGTATCTCGAATGGAAATTTGGCTACGATCCGATTGCTAAGGATATGCGTGCTCTGGCGAAAGATTTGGAGTCTGACTTCTTCGAAGTCATTCCGATCAACGTCCAGGGCAAGCATTCCCGAAACAATCTTTCGGATGAGGCAGCCTCTGTTCTAGGGATGCTCGAGTACAAAACAGTGCGACGTCGCATTGAGGAGTGCTCGATCCGCTACGAAGCGGGCATCAAAGTCACGCGGTACGGGGTTCCTGGGTTTGTGGAACGCCTCGGCATGTCGCCGAGTAATTTCGTTCCTACCCTTTATAACCTACTACCGTGGACCTACATGATTGACTACTTTACCAATCTTGGTGATATGGTCAGTGCACTATCTTTCGATCCGGGTCTGATTTCCTGGTGTAATAAGACTGTCCGCCAGAAGTTGACAACAACTTTGGTGGCAGGCGTGAGTCCGTATTACAATACGGCTCAGTACACCGCAGATCCCGGTTATCCGATAGTGGTACCATCGACACAAACCGTGGTGTATACAACCTTCGCCCGGAGTAGTGACCGTCCCGATAGAATCCCTTCATTTGGATTCAAATTTCCTGATTTCGCCACGGAAAGTGGCGCAAAGAAGGGAATCAATATCGCGGCGGTTCTAGCTACTCAGGCTTGGGGTAACTCACGAATTGCGGCATATGGGCGTTAGCAACCTGTATCTCGCGTAACCATCCTTGGAGTCCAAAAATGACTCTCTTAGTTCCTGGTACATTAAACCAGGCGGTGGGTGCTCTGACTGGCTTTTCGGCCACGCCAGGGTTTACCATCACTCAGTCGGCCACCACCGTTCCAAACGGTCGGCAGGCGACTGTCACGGCCAAGCTCGGCACTCAGCCTGGTGCTGTGGATGTTCATTCCGCTTCGCGGAATTTTTCGTTCCTCAGTACCAAGCCTCAGGTCGTGCGTGGTGTACCGCCGCTCAACGCGGCGGGGCAGCTCGTGAATGTCCCGATCAACGTGTACACACTGTCCGTCCGCAAAGGGCTCACGCCCCTAGCTGGACAGCCTGCTGTGCACGGTTATTGCCAGGCTCGTGTCGGCATCCCTGCCGGTACGGACTTGGCCGATCCGGACAACGTCAGCGCCATGATCCTCGCGTTCACACAAGCCCTGGCTCAGATGATCCAGGAAGTTGTGAACACGGCGAGAACTGGCGAGGCTTAATCCCTTAACTCTGGAGTTTATCATGATCGACACGAAAAAGTGCGACCTCCGCGTTGTAAAGACCACCAGCGTTGGTGGCTCGCGGACTAGTGAGACAATCTTGAGCTGTTGGGTAAGCCCGACGTTCCTCCGCAAGCTGATAGGCACCTGCCATGTCAACGTCATCGGCCGGGATGTTCCCGTTCGGTGCGTGCTTGACATCTTCGACATCGGTACGCTGGTCGTTCCCGTCCCGAACCTCTGCGCTCGCACGTTCAGTGTTAGCGTGGAGGTTTCGGGGAATGGGTGCGATCCGGCGTACGCTGTCAACAGTGCGGTGCTATGCTGCGTCGACTTCAACTATGCCCTTGACATGCTTGTCGGCTATCTAGCCGATCCGCGTACCTCGGGGCGTGGTCATACAATCGACGAACTCTTCAGTGTCAAATACATCATTGGGCAGAATCTGCCCCTGGTGCTCGGACACTTGGAGTTACTTGGAGGACACTGTGAGTAGGCTGCCATCATGGAGAGGATTCTCGCATGATGCTCTTATCTCGGCTATCTCTTCGGACCTCATTGACGCTGGGTGGTCTAACGATCCACCTGGTGTTCAAGAGGGACCCAGTGCTTTCACTCAATTTGCGGGTAACGCTCTCCTTAAGTCCCTTTTCAAAAAATGGGAATCGGAGAGCGAACGCGCAGAGAGTCGGGCGCTTCTCACCTTCCTAGAGGCTAATCACCTCTCGAGGGAGTGGGTCCCAGGACCGGATCTGCTGAAAGATGAAACATTCGGCAGGTTGTGTTGGGAACTTGATAAGTTCTTTCACAACGGTCCTGATCTACTGGTGGAATCCTGGTCCCAACTCTGGGACAAGGGCTACACCGGACCTGGTTCGAGTCTCGGTGCTAACGGAGCTTCGTATTATGCGAAGTTTGGTTGGTCTCGATTCTCCTCTACGTCCGAAGACTTGTACATGTCGTACTTGAGGTACGTTTCCGACAAACCGACCCTGGCTGACGCGGAATGCGCCAGATCTACAGGGTGCGGAGCGTTGAGCGTATCTGATACGTCTCGAGTCTCGTTTGCACCGAAAAATGCAGACACAGCTCGGTTGATTTGCACTGAGCCCTCGCTCAACATGTATGCGCAACTCGGCCTCAAGACCATCCTCGATGAGAGGATGGAGAGGCTTTGGGGCGTCGACATGGAGGACCAGCCAGAGATCAATCGATTCCTCGCGATGCAAGGGAGTCGGTCGGGGTCCTTCGGGACCCTGGACCTAGCCTCCGCATCGGACTGTGTGTCCCTAAAATTATGTGAGCTCGTGCTCCCGTATTGGCTTTACAACCTACTACGGGATTTGCGTTGTTCGCAGACAAATGTGAGGGCATACGGTCTAACAGTGGAACTGGGGATGATCAGTACTATGGGGAACGGTTTCACGTTCCCTATCATGACCATCATCCTTTCCTGTGCTGTTCGAGCCGTCTACCATCAGCTGGGTATTCCTATCCAGGAAACCATCCGGCGGGTGAAGGACGGTCGTGTGTTGAACGTTCCTGGGAACTGGGCAGTCTTCGGCGACGATATTATTGTGCGCAGTGATGCGTACGACTCTGTCGTCGCCTTCTTAGGCCGCCTTGGTTTCCAGGTCAACACCTCGAAGTCCTTTAACACGGGACCGTTTCGCGAATCCTGCGGCCACGATTACTACTGTGGCCTTAATGTCCGCGGCGTCTATCTTAAACGGATGACGTCGCTGCAGGACCTCGCGATCGCTGTGAATCTTCTGAACAACTGGAGCTCTGAGACCAGCATCCCTTTGAGGAGAGCTGTGGCGTATCTCATCGGTCTCGTTCGCGACGACCGCATGATGTACGTTCCATACTCGATGCCTCTTGATGCTGGTATTAGGGTCCCTGCTTGTGCATTACCGACTCTCGGCCAATCTACTGC